AAGCTGATAAAGTACTTAATCGTATGATAGAGGTGGGATCGTTTGCCTAGCCATCAAGCCATTCAGCTTCGTGGAGAAGCAATAGAAATAAATAACTACTTAAGTCCACCTTTTGGCAGAATTATTACGTTGTGTTCGTCCGGGATTTCAATTCCTTCTTCAAAACGAGGGAGATCTACCCATGGTATGGGATTCCCATTGCTTCGGAAACGGTTGTGACGAATCATTACGTACTTGTGCATTATTGCCATGGCATGGCCTCGGCTTTCTTTATCGACAAATGAACTTTCTTCCCACCTGTCTGCTTCACGCCTGCCATGAAACGCGAGAAAGTCAGCGAGCTGCACTGCTCTACAATCTTTCTTGCCGACAAAACGAATATCTCCAAGAGATATATTATTAATCTCTATATTATCCTTTATCCATTTAAAGTACTTAACTAAATTTTGGTTGCTTGTATTTCCAAGCTCAACCACAAACGAGATGGATTGTCCTGAAAAATCTAAGCTCCCTATTAAATCTTTACTAACAGTCGACAATACGGCTGAAGCAAATGCCAAACCTAGTGGAGATAGATTGGACAAATCTGAATTAATTTTCTTCTGTTCACTAAAAAACTTCTTGCTAACCACACTGTTAACGCCGGAAATAATCCTATGGCCAGCGATCTGAAACAGCCCTTCTACGAAATCGGCTTTTTTCGGGCCATCCCATCCCTTGAAAGCATTGTGCCCATTCTGAAAATCCTTGCCTCGCAACACATCAACGCCATATCTTTGCAGATATGGCTCAACCTCGCGTTCAAACTCCAACCAGTCGTCGGTAAATGACACAAAGCCAGCAATACCCATCGATGGCCCTTCGTGGTTATCGCTGTCGTCAAGGTAGCATTCGAGCACAAAAGTAACTCCGGAGCCCTTCACGTCCCGGACCGAAAACACGCGGCACGCTTCATTGAGCGTCATAGCTTAGCACCTCCATTCAAGGAGGTGGTACGTAAAGTATGATAAAGCCCTGATTTAGCGCTGTCCATGAATATCCCTTTCGTGGCCTAGGTCTTCGATTGTCAATCTCACCCCATGCCAAATGCAAAATCGCTGTCAGCGATGGTGGTCGGGTCGCGTTCGGAGACTGAGAGGTCTTCAATCCAGCAGCCCTTGACCTTCCAGTTGATCGCGGCGGGCATCGAGGACGAAGGCCAGAACGAAGAGCCGATGCCGAGTTGCCCGCGCTTACCCGAGAAGTTGGCAGCGTTGTTCGCCCCCACCGCGCCTGTCGTGGAGACAGTAGCAGACGCACCCTTGATCCGCGCCCCGGTTCCATCGGCATCGCGCCAGTAAAGCACCTGCACGAGATTGCCGAAATGGGTGGCATCTGGCGTCAGGAACAAGTCAGCTACTGCGTTCAGCGCCGTCTGTCTGCGGAACCACATGCGCCTCGTGGTGCCCGAATTGAACTGCTGGCCAATCATCACGAGGTCAGCTTCGTTGGTCCAATTGCCGCTGCCCGCGCCATCGCTGCCCGTCCACGTAATGAAAGGACGATCCGCAGTGCTGTTCCACCAGTCAGCCGATGACGGCAGCACGAGGTACATGCAAAGCGCGAAGTATTGATCACCACCCCAAAGCGCATCGGCAATGCTGGCGGGCAGCAGCAGCGTGTTCTTGTTCGTGGTCAGCCCGGTGAAATCAAATTCGCCGTCTGCAAACCCGATGCTCGACCCGCTCTGGATCAGCCACGAAGCGTCATTTCCAGCATTGTTGATGTCATCGATGTTCTTGAGCAGGTCGCCGTTGCTTGGCGCATCTTGGCCTGCCCAAGCAAAGGTATCACCTCCGCGCGCAACGAACAGCGTCCCTTCCGTGATGATCGGATCGAGATAATCGAACGGGAGAGTTTCATCGGTGACGGTGCCGGGGAGAATATACTTGAGGGACATTAGAGACCTCCCATGATAAGGTTGTAGTGCGTTTCGGTCAGCAGTCCTGCGCCAGCAGCAGTGGGGTGGAGATTGGTGCTGTCGATGAGGCCAAGCGTGCCGCCGCCAGAGCGGTAGCCGTATGTGCTTTCCGCACCCCATGACCGGCAGTTGTCGATAAGCACGCAGCCCTGCTCGCTGGCGATCTGCTCAAGCACGTCGCGATAGTCGGTCATCGGTGTTGAGCGGCCGGCGCTGTTTTCAGGCGGGCACTGCAAGATCACATCGGCCAGCGGAAGATAAGTGCGCGTGCGCTGCACCAGCGCGCTCATATTGGTGTAGAAGTTTTCCGGGGTGACGCCGGAACCATCATTCTGATTGGCCGTGGTCCATGCCTGGTCATTGGTTCCGAGGTTCCACATAACCGCATCGGGAGCGAGCGCTGCCCAGATCGCGCCGAGGATTGTCCAATCGGCACTCACCCAATCGAAGGAAGTTGTGCCGCCGTGGCCGCACTTGTCCTGCACCCATCCTGTCGTGGTGCCGCTCTGCACGTCGAAGCCATAGAGCGTGACCGGGCCTGAGACAGCGGTGATCGTAAGCGTGCGCTGCGCGCCAGAGCCGGGATAGCCTGGCGGGGTGTTGATCTGCGGTCCCGTCCCGGAAAGCACGATGTTGGTCGCCGAACCGCCATCCCATGAATAGCTGTAGGTTCCGCCAATGCCCGTGATGACACGAATTGCGTTTACCGTTCCCGAGGCTGCACTGCTTACAGTGAGCGTTACGCTTTCGCCGGTCGGCAGCGTGACCGACGCAAGCGCAGGGCCGTTGCCATTGAGCGCATTGTTGACCGCGCCAGCGGACCACGCGACAGTGAGAGACGGGCTTATCCCTGCTTGGAAGCTGCCGGTCTGAGATTTGGCGGCGCTCGTCCATCCAAGGTGCGAAGCGCCGAGGCCGCCCGCGCTGGTCGAAACGCGCATCCGGTTCCACAGGTATCGCCCGCCGTAAGTGCCCGCACCATCGATCCAGCTATCGCCCGCCTGCAGCAGGCGCCCGGTCACAGGCGTGATACCGTTGCGGATTTGCCCGACTTTCGAGCGCAGAGCCTTCATGTTCTCCCGGAACAGGATGGGCGTTTTCTGGTTGCCGTAAGCGGTCAGTCCCTGTGACATCCGCGTGTCGAGCGTATCCCTAGGCCCCCGCGCGGACGTGACTTCCTCGTTGGACGTTGACCCAGACGATACGACACCTGCCGTACTGATTGACCAGATGCGCCGACGCCTGCCCAACGAATCCAGCCCAGTCATCTTGATAAGGTTCGCGCTGTCGCTGTCCGAGGTCAGCGTAGCACCGGCAGGAAGCGGCAGAGTGCCTTCGACTGTGCCGAACTTGAACGTATAGGTTTCGTCTGCGTTTCGCGTCAGCGTCAGGCCGTTTGCAATTCCAACCGAAATGCCTAGCTTGGCCAGAAACGTGCCGTCCTGCCTGAAGCGAGCAGGGCGGCGGCGCTTGCCATCCGCGTCTTCCGCCACAAAGCGGGCGAGATTCGCCGCTTCACTATCTTTGGCGATGCGGAAACAGACGTCCGAAACTGGCGCTTGCTTCATGAAGCCGCCTTGCACGATCGGCATGGTCTCGGTTCCGGTGAGCGGGCCTGAGAGTGGAAGTCCTGTGATCTTTGCCATGGATCAGGCCTCCGGCTCTGCAGAGCCGAGAAGACCCAGTGCGAACTTGTTGGCCACGCCCTGCGCAACCTCGTCGACGCGCGCCAGAGTGGCGGCGCGGTCGTGCTTGCCGTCCTCGCCGATCACGGCATTGACTGAGCGCGAATGGGCTTTGCCGTTCTGCTCAAAGGTCACCGGAACGGTGCTGGTGGCGGCATCGAGGCGGCCGACGGTGATCTTCATGGCTTCGCTCATGGTCAAACGCCCTTGGTCTGGATGAAGACACGCGCGGTGAAGTTCTCCGCGCTGTAGATTTCGATGGTGGTGGGTGGCCCCAGTGTGATCGGGCCCACGCCGGTGTTTTCCGAGTTGTTGTCGTCACCGGGCTGCACCTCGACGCCCAGCGTCGGGATGATCCACGAGGTGTGCGGGATGGGTACGTTGAACCAGGCCGAAGTGTTGGGCCCGCAATCGACCCAGCCCCACGTTTCCTTGAACCCGTCGGAATACTCGATGTACCCGCCGTTCGCGGCGATGTTCGAGGAGACCACGCGGCGGAAGGCGGCGGCGTGGTGGCCATCAACGGTGTCGGCATCGACGCCCGAACCCGCGCCGTCGACGGTCAACAACTTCGCCAGGACGTCAGCGGCGGTGTAGGCCGTGGCATTGAGCGGTGTGTAACCGAGCCGCGCGGCGATATCGGCGTACCAGGCACCGTGCTGCCCATCGAGCAGATCGGCATCAAGCCCGCACCCTGACCCGTCCTGCGTGAGCAGCCATGCCAGCACCACGGCCTTCGCCCGCGCCGGCGTCAAGGCTTTGAGCGCATCGGCGCCCGCCAGTGCCTCAACCGCGTTGGCCAGCTGGACGAGGCCGCGCATCTCTTCAGTGGCGGGCGGATTGGTGAAGACCGGATCACCGAATGAGATAGAGCCCGCGATATCGGCGTTGAAGGCAATATCGAAGCTGATCAGGGCGAAGGCCATGGACGCCTTGCTCTGGATCGGATCGGGCGAGCTGTAGACCGCGAACAGGGTGCCGTCTTCCAGCCACAGGCCAAGCCCGGTGGCGGTCCAGACATCGGCGCTGGTATCGTACGCGGTCATGTGCGTGACGTTGTCCGCCGCCGCGATGCCCGAGACCGCTTCGATCCGCTTGAACTCACCCGGCAGGGCAGTGAGCGTGGGCGCGACATCGAAGGGCGTGTTGGTGAGGCCGACTTCGGAGATGACCACCGGGTCCGTGCCCGATGCAGCTTGCACCGCGGCAAGCCCCGCGCTGGTGAGCGAGAGGAAAAGGGCACTCATCAGGAAGTCTCCAGGAGATCGAGCCCATCGGGCGTGTAGATCGGTTCGCCGTCCTCGGTCTGGAGCACGATGGTCCAGTCGCGGCTTTCATCGAGGACCGCCTCGTAGTCTTGCCGAAGCGTCGTTCCGGCGAGCACGCCTCCAGCCATGTAGAGCCGCGCCTCGGTTTCGAGGGCGAAGACGAAATCGAAGTGGGCGCGCAGGGGCTTGGCCGCCGCCACGTCGCGAATGATGGCGTTGGCGGTTTCTTCGGTCAAAAAGCTGGCATCGATACCGCCCGGTCCTGCCGGGGCGCGCACTTCGAAGGTGTGGGGATCGCGGCGCGGCTTGGCCTGCCACCATTCGACAACCGAGAGCAACGGGTGGAAGCGAGCGAGCACTTCCTCGACAGCGGCGCGGGTTCCCTTGCGCTGGTGGAACGGGATCGCATCGGCAACGGCGGCGCGCTTTTCCGCTTCCGTCCAGTCCGGATCCCAGTGGCTGATTGCCAGCCCCCAGGCGAGAAACGGCAGCACGTCTGCGGGGCAGGTTGCCGGGTTCCACAGTGTGCCCACGGCGGACAGGTCGATGCCACACCGCATCGCAGCCTCAAGCCCGCGCTCGCCGCTCGTGGCGTTGGGAGGAAGCAGCGAGGTCATCAGATCACCGTGCCGGCGATGGTCACGTCGATATCGGTGACCGAGGCGATCTCGCTGGCGTCGATGTCGATGTCGGCACCCGGCGAGAGCAGCTCGACCTTCTGCACGTTGGCGACATGGAGCGCGGCGATCAGGGCCGAGCGGGTCACGTCACGGCCGAGCTTGCGGGCGGTGGAAAGGTGAGCGTTGAGGCTGTCCAACGCGGTCTGCAGCAACAGTCCCTGATCAGGCCCGGCGAAGACGGTGAGCTGCGCCTCGATCGCGAAAGGGACGAGGGTTGCGGGCTGGACGATCACCTCGTCGGTCAGCGGGCGCACCGGCCCGGTGAGTACCTCGGTCACGGCGGCAAGCACGCTTGAGCTGGGCACGCCGTTGCCGCTGGCTGCCAGCACCGTGACCACCACCTGACCCGGCGAGGGGCTGACCGCCGTCGCATCGGCCACGTCGGCATCGGCACTGCGCGCCCAGTAGACGTAGGCGAGTTCCGGCCCTGCCACCGAGAAGCTGTGCGGGGCGAGCTGGATGCGCTGCTTGAACGGGCCGTCCTGCTCATCCGGAAGGCGGACAACGCCGTAGAGCGCGGCGAGGTGATCCAGGCGCGGACCGGTGGCGAAGGCCAGCAGCAGCCCGCGCGCCGCATCGGCGAAAGCCTGCGCCAGGACGGTTTCATCGTAACTGTCCGCCTCGAGCAATTTCATCGCCGGATCGCTCTCGACCAGCGCGGTGAATTCGGGGGCCTGTGCCACCAACTGCGCGAGCTTGGCGGCAAGGCGCGTCTCGAACGTCGGTTGCGCGATCACATCTGGCGCGGGCAGCGCGGACAGATCGATGGATGGGCCGGAGGCGATGGAGCTGACCATGACGCTTGTGTTCGGCAAAGCATGGCCATCCCGCCACCCGCGCGCGTTGTGAGGCGCGGCCTTACAACGCAGCGGGGTGGCGCGGGGCAACCCCCTAGGCAAGTTTGGCGTCATGCCACGCACGCCAGAAGACGTTCCGACCGATGCCGACGCCCTGATCCGGGTGGTGGTGGTTGCGTCGGTCGATTTGGCGGAAGGCACCTGCACCGTAACGCTTGATGATCCATCGGGCGGCGGGGATGATGCCACCTCTCCCCCGGTGCGCTTCCTGCACCCGCGCATGGGGCAAACCCGCGTGTGGAACCCGCCATCGGTGGGGGAGCAAGGCCTGCTGTTGTGCCCCGGCGGTGAACTGGGCGCGGGCGTGTTCGTGGGCGGGCTGCATTGCGCTGCCTTCCCCCCGCCAATTGATGAAGCCATCCCGCTGGCCCGGTTCAAGGATGGCGCGGTGATCAGCTACGATCCCGAAGCGCACGAACTGCTGCTGCAATTGCCATCCGGCGCCACCACAGTGCTGATCAGCGATGGAGGCATGGACATTCACGGCGATGTGACCGTCGCCGGCAAGTTGACCGCCAGCGATGACGTTATCGCCGATGGCAAGAGTCTGAAGAGCCACAAGCACGGCGGGGTCCAAAGCGGCGCTGCCCAGACGGGCGCGCCGGTATGAGCGCCGCAAGCCTTACCGGCATGTCTCGCATCAGCGGCGTGGCGCTTTCCGGCGACGATCATCTTGCCCAATCCATCGCCGATATCATCACCACGCCGCTGGGCAGCCGGGTGATGCGCCGGGATTACGGTTGCCTGCTGTTCGATCTGATCGACCGGCCACTTGGCCCTGCCACGGCGCTGCTCTGTTCCATGGCCATCGCCATTGCCCTGGCGCGCTGGGAACCGCGCATCGAACTGAAGGTGGTGCGGATCGAGGGCGAACTTGCCGCCGGGCAAGCCAGCGTGACGATCGAGGGCATTCGCTCCGGCAGCACAGCCAATTCGCTCACCCGCCTATCCATCCCCATCGCCAGAAGGACATAAATCCATGCACGGCATCAAAACGAATTTGCTGACCACCGGGGCACGCATCATTGCAGCCGCTGCCACCGCCGTGATCGGCCTTGTCTGTACCGCCACCGCCGCTGCCGGTGCACCCACCACCGCGCTCAACGAAGCCTTCCCGCTCGATACTCCGGTGTTGGTGACCGACGTTCGCAAGGCCATTGGCGAGGCCGGAACGGGCGGCACGCTGCTGCCCGCGCTTGAGGCGATTTACGATCAGTGCAGCCCGATCGTGGTTGTGGTGCGCGTGGCCGTAGATGCGGAAGACCAGGACGCGGCAACCATCGGCAGCGCGGGCGATTATTCCGGCCTCTACGCCCTGCTCGCCGCTGAAAGCGTCACCGGTTTTCGGCCCCGCGTGATCGGTGCGCCCGGCCTCGATACGCAGGCCGTCACCACCGCGCTGACCACTATCGCCGGAAAACTGCGCGCCATGGTCTATGCCACTGCCGAGGGGGACACTGTGGCAGAAGTGGTGACCTATCGCGCGAACTTTTCCGCGCGCGAACTGATGCTGATCTGGCCGAACTGGTCAAATGAGTTTTCGGGGGATGCCGTGGCCCGCGCGCTGGGCCTGCGCGCCCGGATCGATGAGGAAACGGGCTGGCACAAGACCCTGTCGAACGTGGCCGTTGGCGGCGTGACAGGGGTTTCGCAAAGCCTGTTCTTCGATATTCAGGACTCGACCACCGATGTCGCGGCACTGAACGATGCGCAAATCACCACGCTGGTGCGCAGCCCGTCTGGCGGGTTCGTGTACTGGGGAAACCGCACCACCAGCGCTGAACCGCTGTTCGCCTTCGAAAGCGCGGTGCGGACCAGCCAGATCTTGCAGGATGAAATCGCGGCAGGCCTGATCTGGGCCGCAGACAAGCCGCTCACCGCTTTCCTGGTGAAGGACATTCTGGAGACCATCAACGCGCGCATCCGCACGCTGGTGGTGCAGCAGCGCTTGATCGGTGGCCGCGCCTGGTTCGATCCCGCGCTGAACGATCAGGCCGATCTGGCTGCAGGCAAACTGGTGATCGATTACGAATTCACCCCCGCCGCCCCGCTCGAAGGCCTCGAACTCAACCAGCGCATCACCGACAAGTACTACGCGGATCTCTCCGCGCAGCTTGCCGCCTGATCCTGCCCGCACCCTCTTTCTGACGGAGAACCACGATGGGCTTTCCTTCCAAGCTCAAGGACATGCAGTTTTTCGAGGATGGCACCAGCTACAAGGGTCAGGTCACCGAGGTGACCCTGCCCAAGCTGACCATGAAGCTCGAAGATTATCGAGCGGGCGGCATGGGCGGCCCGGTGCCGATCGATTTCGGCATGGAGAAACTGGAACTCGAGTTCAAGGCTGGCGGCCTGGTGCGCGGTCTGTTCCGCAACTTCGGTGCAGTCGCGTTCGATGCCAACCTCAACCGCTTCGCTGGCGCCTTTCAGGACGACAGCACCGGCGCGGTTGTCTCGTGTGAAGTCGTTACGCGCGGACGCACGTCCGAGATCGACATGGGCACGAGCAAGGTGGGCGATGACACCGAACAGACCTTCAAGACCATCTGCAGCTACTACAAGCTGACCGTGGACGGCGAAGACTGGATCGAGATCGACTTCATCGCCGGCACCCAGATCGTCTTCGGCGTTGATCGTCGCGCCGCAATCCGCGCCGCCATCGGCGCCTAGCGAACTTCCGGCCGGCGGTCAGCGGGGGCCGTCGGTCGGGGGAACCTGATACCCCGCGCAATCTGAAGGACCCCGCAAAATGTCCGAAGCCGAAGTCACTACCGCCAACCCGCAGACCATCACCGTCAAGCTTGCCTACCCGATCAAGCGCAAGGGTGGCGATGTCACGGATGTAACCCTGCGCAAACCCAAGGCGGGCGCGATGCGCGGCCTCAAGATCGAGGATCTTTACTCGACCGACGTCAACTCGCTGCTCATCCTGCTGCCGCGCATCACCGAACCGACGCTGATCGCCGCTGAGATCGAGGAGCTGGAAAGCGAAGACCTGATCGAGCTGGCGGGCGCAGTGAAGGGTTTTTTTATGAGCGCCGAGATGAAAACGGCGATCCAGGAGCACTTCGCCGGGAAGTCGGCTTCGGCAAGCTAGGCGGGGTCATTGCCGACATTGCGGCGGTGTTTCACTGGCCGCTTTCGGAGCTGCTGGCGATGGATGTGGACGAACTCAACTACTGGCAAGACCTCGCCATTGCCCGCATCCCGCCGCCGCAATGCGCATGGCTGCAGCGAACCCGGTAAAAGGAGTTCCCGGTGTCAGACAACAAGCTCAACCTGCTGGTCAAGTTTACCGGGATCGACAAGCTTTCCGGCGGTATCCGCAACATCATTGGGGCAAGCCGATCGGGCAGCCAGTCCATCCGCACCCTGCAGGACCGCGCCCGCGATCTTAAGCGCGAGATCAAGCAGGTGGGGCGCGACATGCAGGGAGCGAGCGGCAATGTCTCGGCCCTGGTCGATCGGCAAAGTGAACTCGAACGCCAACTTGCCGAAACCAATGGCCAGCTGGATCGGCAGAAGGAGCGGCTCGAACGCATCGGCAGGATCGAAAGCCGCTTCTCAGGGATAGCCAAGGCTGCAGGCAAGGCCGGGGCCGCTGCCTCGCTCGCCGTAACCACCCCGCTGGTCGCCTTCGGACGCAACGCCTTCATCGCGGCGATGGATGCCGAGGAACTGCGCAGCGCGTTCAACGTGACGTTCGGCAAAAACGGCGCAATGATGGAGGCATGGGCGGCGAGAACGGGCGCTGCAGTGGGCCGAACCAACGTCGAGCTGATGCAGGCCGCCAACACCTTCGGCATCTTCTTCAACCAGGCAGATCCCGCAAAGTCGGCAGGCATGAGTCAGCAGTTCGCCATGCTCGCGCAGGACCTGGCCAGCTTCTACAACACCGATCCCGGCACTGCGCTGGACAAGTTGCGGTCCGGCCTGACCGGGGAAAGCGAGCCGCTGCGCGATTTCGGCGTGTTCATGACCGATGCCGCCGTGAAGGCGCAAGCGCTCAAGATGGGCCTGAAGCCGGTCGGCAAGGAACTGTCAGAACAACAGAAGATCATGGCGCGCGCTGGCCTGATCATGGCGCAGACTACGGCAGCACAGGGTGATCTTGCCCGTACCTCCGGCAGTACCGCCAACCAGCTTCGCGCTTCGGAATCGGCCTGGAGGAACATGTCGCTGATCGTTGGTCAGCAACTGATCCCTGCGCTGACGCCGCTGATCCAGACCTTCACCGGCATCATCCAGAAGTTTTCGACTCTATCGCCCGAAACCCGCAAGTGGATCGTTATAGTCGGCGGAGCTGTAGCCGTACTTGGCCCGCTACTTGTCGGCGTGGCGAGTGTTGCCGGAGCAATCGCAACCTTGGCCCCGCTGGTCGCTGGGGTGGGAGCGGTATTCTCCGTCGCTGCCCTTCCTATAATCGCCATCGGCGCGGCCTTGGCGGGTGCAGCTTATGTAATATATTCGAATTGGAGCGCGATATCGGGCTTCTTCACAAGCACTTGGGCAGCAGTGACAGGCGCGTTTACGCGCAACTGGACCACCATTCGCAACATCGCCCTTGGCGCTTTGGTCATCTTCGCCCCGTTTGTGGCCGCCGTTGTGTGGGTGGGCGCGCAAATTTACAGGAACTGGGACGCTATCAAGGCTGCAACAATGTCTATGGTTTCAGCCGTTGCTGGGGTTGTGCAACCGTTCATTCAGCCCTTTGTCACCATAATCAGCTATATCAGCGGCCTGCAAAGCAAGTTCTTTTCGTTTGGCGTCAATATCGTCAGCGGGCTGATCAACGGCATTGTTTCAATGGCTGGCTCTGTTCTCTCTGCCATTGCGAACCTTGCTGGTAGCGTAGGTGCAAAGTTCGCCGCCTCGCTTGGAATTCACTCACCGTCCCGCCTGTTCATGGCCATGGGCGGGCACATCAGCGATGGTTTGCGCATCGGCTTGGATCAGAGTGCGAATCGACCGGTCCGCGCGGTTGGCCGAATGGCTGGCGCAGTTGCTGGCGCTGGCGCGATGGCACTTTCCCCGGCTTCAGCGGGAGCGGCATCGGCGCCAAGCCCCGCCCCCGTCATCAACCACTTCCACATCACCCAGCAGCCCGGCGAGGATGCCAACGCCTTGGCCGAACGTGTCGCGCGCCTGGTCGAGCAAGCCCAGCGCGGGAAGCGCTTGCGCGGCATGGGGGATGACTTCTAATGCAGCAACAGCTCGCGGCCCTTGGCATGTTCGCCTTCACCACGGACAGCACTCTGTTCGACAGGCTGACCCGCAGCCGCGAATGGCGGCATGAACGCACCGAGCGGTTCGACGCCATCGCCGCCAGCCAGTTCGTGGGGCCGGGGGCGGACAAGATCACGCTGACCGGTCGCCTGGTACCAGAAGTTCTGGGCCGCTACGGCGCGCTACAAACGCTGGTGGACATGGCCGATACCGGCGATGCCTATCCGTTCATGGATGGACGGGGCCGGGTGCTGGGCCACTTCACCATCGATCGCGTGGACGAAGGTCATGACAACCTGACCGAAGACGGCTTGGCCCGCGTGAATGACTTCACCATTGAATTGACCAAGGTGGCGTAATGGACGCCCTCCCCGTCCCGGCGGCCCAAACCGCCCCGGCCCGAACATCATCGGCCTACGTCCAGCCAAAGGCAGCATGGCGCGTGATGCTGGGCGCAGAAGATCTGACCGCGAAACTCGGCCCCTTGCTCATCTCGCTAAGCCTGTCGGAAAAGGACGGTGAGGAAGCCGATCAGCTCCAACTCACGATCGACGATTCCAAGGGTAAGGTGGCCATACCGCCCGAAGGCGCAACGTTGCAGGTGTGGCTGGGCTGGGAGCGCGGCACGGAAGTGACCACCGGCCTGATCTTCAAGGGCAGCTTCAAGGTGGATGAGGCGGGCTATTCCAGCCCGCCCTCGCGCATCACCCTGACAGCGCGCAGTGCCGATCTGGCGGAAAGCTTCCGCACCCGCCGCAATCGCACCTGGAGCGATGGCACGCTGGGCGATGTGGTGGGCGTGATCGCGCAGGAACACGGACTGCAGGCGCGCTGCCACCCGGATCTAGCGGCCGAGGTGATCAAGGTGGCGGAACAGGCCGGCAAGAGCGACATGCAGTTCCTGCGCGATCTCGGCCGGCGGTACGATGCCAGCGCCGTGGTAAAGGCGGGCGCGCTGATCTTCGCGCCAAAGGGCGCCCCCACCACCGCGGGTGGCAATGCCATGCCAGAAGCGGTGCTGGTGCGCAGCCGCTGCAGTCAGATCGATTGGAAACGCGCAGCCCGTGACAGGGCTCAAGATGGAGCCGAAGCCCAGTGGCACGATAAGCACGAAGCCAAGCGCAAGACGCACAGCACCGGCGGCAAGAATCGCAAGCGCCTGAAACGGACTTATGCCAATGAGGCCGATGCCAAAGCCGCTGCCGAGGCCGAAACCAAACGTCTGAAACGCGCCGCCGCCACGCTCTCGGCCAGCCTCGCCTGGGGCAATCCCCTGCTCTCACCCGGCGTCCGCGTAACCGCCACCGGGTTCAAGTCCGAGATCGAAGGCACCAAATGGCTGATCGCCAGCGCCGAGCACACGATGGATGCCAGCGGCCTCAAGACCCGGATCGAGATGGAAGTGGCGTCCTAGCATTCGTCTGCCATCCGTCCCGCTGCTACCGTGGAGCGCAAAAACCTCGAAGCACGTTGCTTGCAGGAACCGTTTGCGAATCTATCCATTTAACGGTACGCGAGACCCACGCTTCACAAAAACTTCACACTTTCGCGATAGCTAAACGCCATGACACTTCCGCTCCGTGGAGACCCCCTGCCCGCGCCTGTCGAGGGACGCCACCTGCTTGAGAGAGCATTGGTCGTCGTACGCTTTACACCCGTGCTTACAATCGGCGACGAGGCCACCGGGGCAATTGCACGTTTTCAAGACAGAATCCGTGCCGCGTATCCGTTATTTGAGCAAGAGGTGGAACAACACATGCGTGTTGAGATCACCGAAGCTGGAGTTCTCGAGACGAAGCGAGAGGCGCACCCCGTTTTTCGCTTTCTGAATCTAGATAGGCATTGGCGTGTTAGTGTAACCCCCCAAAGTCTAGCGCTGGAAGCCGAAGCGAAAGGCTATGCTGGATGGCCGGACTTTGCCAATCGGATTGCCACTCTCATCACCGCTGTTCGTGAACTGTTTAATCCGTCTCACGTGTTGTCAATCGGGGTACGGTTTTTAAACGCTGCACCTGCAGAAGGGCCAGAAGACCCGCGCTTATACTGCACACCGGAATTGACCAGTGTCACTGGCCAAGAAGGCCTTAAGAGAGCAGATCTACTTTGGGATTTTAAGGTAGACGAAGGAGATCTCCTTTTGCGGAGCGGTTTAGTACTGCCGAACACTACATATGATCCACATTTCTTTGAGCCCCGGCCAGTGCTTGCTTGGTACCTTGATATTGACGTTATTCGTAACGAAGTTGCACAGTTCGATGATCAGCGAGTAAGCGCTGCAATCCTTGCGCAGGTGCTCCGGTTGTACGAGATATATCGCTGGGCGTTGCCAAAACAGAGAGGAGTGCCTTCCGCGCTATGACGGCAAAAACGAGTTCCTTCGAACGCCGAGGAAAGCGCGTGAGCGCGGTTGTCGACCTCTCTGAAAGAAAAGTTGTTTTTTCGGTGGGCGGTGTTTTGGCCGCAGCGGCATTTTCCGTTTGCGCCTCCACTTCCGGCGCAACGGTCAATGCAGTGAATCCAATCAGGCTTTCGCCTGGAAGTAGCAGTGTCCAAGTATTTGCGCGGGACGAGGATGTCTCATTCTCTGTTAGCGAGGCTCTAACTGAACTTCGTGAGCTTACCGGGTTAACTTGGGACCAAATCGCCTCCATGCTTGGCGTGTCTCGCCGTGCCGTTCATGCTTGGATGTCAGGGGCATCCGATATTCGCAGGGAAAATGCGGCCCGCGTTCAGGAGATTTTACACACAGTCCGTTCTTGGAGTTCTCAGCCGGCGTTCAAGGTGCGCAATCGTCTGCTTTCCAATTTCGGTGTAAGCAAGGAGCTTACTGCGATATCTGGCGAACCTCCAATCCTGACCTCCGACAGCACTCCACTGAAGCATCCTGTGGTCAAGAAGCCATCCAGCATGAGAATTGGGCGCGCATAGGGTAGCATCATGAGTGCTGACGCTTCTCCGCTAGACCACTGGCAACAGGGTGATTTAGCCCTTATACCTTTGGAGCTACCGTGCATCGTCCTGGTAGACGGCGTGCCGGAAATACGAGTCAATGATGCTCCATTCGGCGTAGCGATGCTCACGCAGACATGCGAAATCATTAAACCTCAGCATACCCGCCCCGATGTACAAGTCGCTGCATTGGTGAAAGTTGAGCAGGATGAAGCTGCGCTCATTCAAAAGGGTGACAAGCCTAATCACGCTCTTGTGCCGGGCATAGAGGGACTGTTGCTCGCCATCGACTTAGATGCCGCAGCCACCGTAAGTAAAGACGTCGCGGCGTTGTGGCCTAGGACGTTGGGCTGTCCCACCGACGACGACAAACGGGAATTTGCACGGAAGCTGGCGCGACACCGCCAACGTTTTGCATTCCCGGACGAATTCAACGACGATGTGCTAAGGCCAATGCGGCGGTGGGTCGAAAGTAAGCGAAAAAAGAACGGGGAACACGGCGCCTTCATAAAAGAAACGTTTGAGTTTAGGATTATCTGCAACGACTGGGCAAATCCTGCGGAATTGACGCTGCTGTCCATAATGAAGCGGGATCCGATCGGCGCCGAAAGTGTAACGTGGAGGCAGGCAACGTACGCGATGTTGGAAAAAGGCAATTATAAGAACTTTCCAAAGCCCGTTGCGCGTATTGTCACATTTGAAGACATTTCCGCCAAAGAATACCTTGCTTCAGATCGCCTCGATTGGGACGGTTTGAGTGACGTTTGATGGTCCCATCTGACGGGGCCGCGATCCGTTTTTGCGGAGCATTAGGAGATCGATCTCCAAGGCCTCTCATCAGCCAGAATGTACCGCGTCAGCATGACTGCCCGGTCGTTGTGCTCCACCCATTCCTTCTGGATCGCCGAAACAGTCCACTCGCTCGCTGCCAGATAGATCTTGTCCCCGATGCTGGGCTGGCACGGGTGCCAGAGCGACAGAGCAGTCATGTGCCCGTCCAACTCGAACGTGATGCGATGCATGCCGGCATTTTCAGGATCTGGTTTGCTCATCACTCGCAACCCACGCCATCGCCATCCCGATCCAGCTTGCGGGAATAGCCGGGATCGCCCCGGCGTACCGGCGCAGCGCCATCCGCGCGGGCAGCGGCGCAGTTCGGATAATAGCTGGCACCGCCGCCACCGGACCCTGCCGAAGACGATCCGCGTGATGATCGCCTCCGGCCAGACCCGGCCCTGCTGCGAGACTTCCGCCGCGCCGATTCGACAGGTTCGGCCAATGTCATAGTCAGCGATGCAAACACCCCCGCCAAGACTGAGCGCCTGTTCATATCAATCCCACAAATTCGTGGTTTTGATCTCGGGCACTTGCTTTTGCGCCGGCGGGTTCTTGCACAAAGACAGCTTCTTCTCGAATTCGTCCGTCAACGCCTTCCTCATCATCGGAACTGCTGTGGCGTTCTTGCCAACCAGTTGACCTGCCGCAAGTGCCCCGACACAGCGAGGGTCGGGTGCATTTGGATCAAATAGATCAATCTCCTTCGGTGGCTGGCAAGCGGTCAGTGCAGTAGAAGGAGCGCTGCGAACCGCCGCTGCGCATTGGTCGAGATTTGCCGGAAGACTGGCCAGCATCAGCAGGATCGACATCGTCAAATCTTCCTCGCAACGCCGACCACGCGGCCGACCAAGCTCAACTCACCATCGTAAGCTGTTTCAGCGGGCACGCTGGGGTTGTCCGACAGGATCTTCACGCCGCCGTCGGGCATCGGTCGCAGCCGCTTGATCATTCCAAGCCCGGCATAGTTGCAGGCCCAGATCTGGTCACCCATCGTGATGCGCTTGGCCGAGGTGTCGATAATGACCACGTCGTTGGAATGGATCGTTGGCATCATCGAATCGCCCGCTCCTTCCGCGAAATAAATCAGCGCAGGAGGGGCAGCGGTAAACGCCCGGATGAATGCCTCCGGGAAGTAGCGCATTTCCTCTTCGACTGGGTTGTCGAGGTAGGTCGCGCCCATGCCGAAAGCGAGATCCAAGTGGCGGATGGGGAGCAGGCCCCGCTCCGCTGCCATCTCTTCGAAGTCCACAAGCTTGGACGCCCCGCCCGCAAGTTGACGCGAAACGTGGTCTGGAGAACGAGCACTTGTTTCGCCTGTGAGATACTCAGGCGTCGTTTCAAGTGCCCGCGCAATCTTATGCAAGTGCCTCGATCCAGTGGCACCACCGGACACCAACTTCCAAATGGATTGGGTGCTCACCCCCACTCGGCGCGCAAGCTCGGCTTGAGACCAGCCCTTCTCCTGTAGGAGAACTTCAATCTTGGTGCCGAGAGTCATGCAGGGACACTACAACTTTGGTTGCAGGCGGTCCTTTGAATTTTAGTTCTTGCGCCCTGCAACTTAGGGTGATATTTCATCACCCATGGCTGATAACCCCACCCCATATGAAGCCCTTCTGGCTGCAGTCGATCGGGCAGGCTCACAGTCCGCACTTGCCCGCATTGTTGGTTGCTCGAACACCTCCGTCTGGAAATGGGTGCAGAGTTCCAAGCGGATGCCTGCAGAGTTCGTGCTTAAAGCTGAAGCCGCCACTGGCGTGTCTCGCCATTTTCTTCGCCCCGATATCTACCCGGTGGAAGTGCCCCACGCTCCTCCTGCTTGGCATGGCGTAGACCTCGGCACGGCCCACGTCTCTTTCCAAAACGGCGCAATTTCGCAACGCATCCAAGAAGTTGGAGCGGCTGCATGAGCTGGGCAAACAGCTACACAATCGCCACCCCGCGCCCAAAAGCCGCTGAAAAGCGTGCTCGTCGCAAGATCGCGGCTCGCAACCACGCCGCAATCATCGATATCGTCGATGCCCGCCTGTGCGAACTGGGGCGGGGTTCGGATCAGGCAGCCGCATCATCTCGCCGTGCGGTCCAAATGCGGAGCTTCAACGATGACTTTTGATCAAATCCGCATCGAAGCCCTGCGCTTGGCCTTGTCGCATCACAATGGCGAGAACCTAAAAATCGTCGTCGACGAGGACCGCGTTCTCGCCACTGCCGCCAAGTTTGCTGATTTTATCTGCAACAAGGCAAGCGCAGAGGTTCAGTCATGACCGGCTTTGCGCTTGCCCTTCGCTGCCAACAGGCACTCGGCGTAAAGATCGAGGTACGCCGTGCGGTTCATCAATGTCTTTTCGGTTTCCCAGTAAAGTATCTGGGCCGCCAGATCGAACGCTACACGCGCAACGCTGCCGCTGTCGGACGCACTTACTTCGTCTGCCATTTTTATTCCTTTCGGTCAGAGTGTGGATTCCTGACTGTAACCGAAGCCGGAAGCGTTGCCAGCGCTTCCGGCGGAGGGCTGTGGAAATGACCAAGCGGCGCGAACCACTGACCTACGAACGCACGCTGGCCACCGTCGCCGCGAAGATCGGATGGGACAATTGCGCGGCCATTTGCGGCGTGAGCCGGCGTGCTATCTCAAACTGGTCCGAACCCGATACCCAGGCGGGAATTCGCATGATCGATGCCGAGCGGCTCGATCGCGCGTACTTGGACGAAGGCGGCGATCATGCCCCGTTCCACCAGCTGTTCGGCCTGCGCATCGAACTGGCCGAGCAGGCCCCAGTCCGCCCCGATCTGATGCAGGTCGTGGCCGAGGTGGCCAAGGAAAGCGGCGAGGCAGTTTCGGCTCTGATCGATGCAGCCGGTTCGGTCGATCCCGCCAAGCGGCGCCGTGCGCGAGAGGAAGGCGAGGAAGCCCTCGCCGCCCTCACCCGCAGCCTCGCCGCGCTGGATGCGCAAGAGCGCGGCCAGATGGAGGAGCGCTGATCGCCATGGCCGAACAAGCCGCCTCTTCCGATACAGCGTTTGACCGGAACGTGCTTGCCCATCGGCAGGACCGCGCCGGTAACCTCGATTGCCCGCATTGCGGCTGCCAGGGCCGCGTTCGATCGAGCGAGGCGGTCACGCCGCAGCACCGCAAGATCTACTACTTCTGCAGCAACGTGTTCTGTGGCCACAGCTGGCTTGCCACCGTGTCTTACGAATACGGGCTTTCGCCCAGCGCCATCCCCAATCCCAAGGTCACCCTGCCGCTGCGCCCCATGCCGCGCCAGCAGGTGATGGAGCTGCTGCGCGAACGCGATGCCGATCAGCCCGAACTGTTTGACGTCACGACGCCGGACCAGATCGCTCCTGATACCGGCTGCGGCTGACGTCATGCCGCCGGGCTGATCGGCCCGGATCAATACCCTGTTCCCCGTAGCGTATCGCCGGACGCGATTCCGGAATCGCCCAAGATTTGCCTCGGCACTTTGCCAGTTCCCGGAGAAATCCCATGCCATCTGCGCAAACCCAGTTCCGCAAGAAAGCACCGCGCCACAAGGCCGCGAACTTTGTCCCCTCCTTCGAATGCCAGTGCGGCGAGGTTCACCATAGCCTCAACGGGCAGTTGCCGGTGAGCTGGTCGGTTTCGTCCGGCACGGTGTTCTGCCCCGCTTGCACTCTCGCCGGCATCCCCGCCCGCGTCCTGCCGCGCCGTGATGGCCGGTCAGACCGCGTGCGCCTGCGCGGCGAGGTGATCGAACTGCTGCGCGAAGGCCAGCACCTGATGCCACCCGGCGCAGCGGCCCGGGTGGACTGGGTGCAGCGCGTCAACACTCTGCTGGCCGATGTCAGCGCGAGTGCAGCGTGATGGCATCCTCACCCGATAGCCGCGCCCATGCGCCCCTATCCTGGCACGCCAGCTTCGGCCTCGGCCTGTCGGCCTTTGCCCTGCTCTACATGGCGCAGATCCTGATCGAGGCAGCGGCGCGGTGATCCATCCCATCGAACCCGCACCCACGCGCATGCAGACAGCCTTGCGGTTCGCCCTGCCTGCCGCTGCCATTGTCCTAGGCCTCACGCTCGCCGTGCGCGCCGCCCTCTCCTGAAAGCAACGATCATGGCCGACAACACCAAGATCGAATGGGCCGACGCCACCGTCAACGCCATCAACGGCTGCAGCGTCACCAGCCCCGGCTGCACGCACTGCTATGCCATGAAGCTGGCAGGCACCCGCATGCGCGACCATCCAACGCGCAAGGGCCTCACGATCGAGAGCAAGGCCGGTCCCGTCTGGAACGGCGAGGTGCGCCTGCACGAACCGGCGCTGCTGCAGCCACTGTCCTGGACAAAGCCGCGCCGCATCTTCTGGAATGCCCACGGCGACACCTTCCACGAGAACGTCCCCGACGAGTGGATTGACCGCATCTTCGCCGTCGCCGCGCTCACGCCCCAGCACACCCACATGATCCTGACCAAGCGCAGCGCACGGATGCGGGAATACTTCCGTGAAAGCACTGGCTGGCGCGCTCGCATTGCGGGGCTTCTCAACGAGCTGAAGCCATCGCCGCTCTGGAACGGTGCCGTTCATCAAAGCTGGCAGAACCTTCACGGCAGACCCGATGGACTCCCCAACGTCTGGCTGGGCGTCAGCGTCGAAGATCAGACCCGCGCCGACGAGCGCATCCCCGATCTGCTCGCCACCCCCGCCGCCGTCCGCTTCCTCTCCTGCGAACCGCTGCTCGGGCCGGTGGACATTAATCGCTGGCTGCACATCATGTGGCGATGCTCCTATTGTCGGCAGTTTTTCGATGGCCGTCACAAGCAGCATTGTCCCGGTTGCGGCAAGGAAGGCGGTTATTGCGGCTCTCACCCGTTCAATGGCCGCAACCGGCCTGCTCGCCCCGGCTTTCCGTTTCAATCTGGGTCTGGAATCGACTGGGTAATCGCAGGCGGCGAAAGCGGCCCCGGCGCGCGCCCAATGCACCCCGACTGGGCCCGCTCCCTGCGCGACCAGTGCGCCGACGGCGGCGTGTCGTTCCACTTCAAGCAGTGGGGCGAGTGGGGGCATGCCTTCCACATCGACGGTTGCAATGGGATTTCTGCAGCGACAACAGGCACCGGTCACTGGCCTGACCCGAAGCGCTATCGCGTCGTCGGCGGTCTTTTGGACGGAGAGAGGTTCGAAAGCCACGCTTCGGACTACATGTTGTTGCGTACCGGCAAGAAGCGCGCCGGTCGCCTGCTCGATGGCGTCGAACACAACGGCATGCCCGAGGCGCGGGCATGAAAACCCCAAACCGCTCCACCGCCGTGATGCAGCGCCGGATCGAGCCGCATGACAGCCTCGAATACTTCCCCACGCCGCCCTGGGCGACCCGTGCGGTGTGCGAGCTGCTGCAGGCCGAATATGGTGAGCCGCTGGAACTGCAGCGCGCGTGGGAGCCTTGCTGCGGCGAACTGCACATGGCGCGGCCCATGGGCGAGTACTTCGCGCAGGTCCACGCCACCGATGTGCATCGCTACTCGCTCGATCACGGGATCTTCGATTTCCTCGACGTGGGTGCCACGCCGCCGGTGCTCGACGTTGACTGGATCTTCCTCAACCCACCATTCCTGCCCGCGCACCGCTTTATCGAGCGTGCCCGCCGCATCGCCCGTCGCGGCGTGGCCGTGTTCGCCCGCAGCGCCTTCACCGAGTCTGACGGCCGCTACGAACCGCTTTTCTCACCCGAACAGCGCCCGGCCTGTGTCGCCACGTTCTGCGAACGGGTGGTGCTGCTGAAGGGCCGACTGATCGAGCGCAACAAGCCCGATCCGTTCAACCTTGATGATGAGGGCACCCCGAAGAAGGCCAGCAGCGCCACGGCCTACAGCTGGATCATCTGGCGCGGCACCGATCACGATACACGCCACCGCTGGATACCACCCGGCACAAGTACCCGCCTGACGCGCGAGGGCGATTACCCCGATTATTCTCACCTGTTCCCCCAACCCGCAGGAGCGCTGCTCTGATGCCGGCCTATCGCTCCCCCGATGAAGGCGAAGTGCGCGAAGCCGTGGTGGCCTGCCTGCGCCAGATGATGCCAGCGGCACGCATCATGCACGAGGTCAACGCTGCCAGCTTTGGCAACCGCATCGACGTGCTCGCGGTCGACAAGGCAGAGATTGCAGCGGTCGAGATCAAGTCGAAGAAAGACAAGCTCGTTCGCCTGCCGGACCAGATCAAGGCCATGACTGGCGTTGCGCACCACGTCATCGTGGCGCTGCACGAAAAGTTTCTGGTCGAAACTCCCACCAACCAGTGGGCCGCGCATACCGAGAGGGACGGCAAGTTCTACCGCGCGGCATTGCCCGATGTTGTCGATCGGCTCGGCACCAAGGTCATGCCGTGGGTCTATCCCCTGCGAAACCGCGCCATCACCGCTGGGGGATACAACGATTATCTCTGGCGTGCGCCCCAGCCCGTCTTTGCCGAGGCCCTGCCCTCAGGTGCGCTCAACATGCTCTGGCAGGCCGAACTCGTCACGATGTGCGCCCGCCATCGCGTGCCTGCCAATTCCCGCGCCACCATGGATTTCATGCGCCGCGCCCTGCGCTGGCACTTGACCGGGGCAGAGCTGACCCGCGCGATCTGCGCCGCGTTGCGCGCCCGGGAATGCATCGAAGCCGATCCCGCCATCCCCTTCGATCAGGAGAGCCGCGATGCCGCGTAAATCAGTGACCCCGGCCCAGCGCTTCCGCGCCGCGCGCGAGAGCTTCGAGCTGGCGATGCAGATGGGCTGCCTGCCCGCCCAGGCGCGCGAAACCCGTCGCCGCGAAGAAGCCGATCGCCAGTGGCAGGCATCTGGAGAACGCCTGCGCGCCGCGATGAACCGGCCCCTGCGCCGCAGCTCTGCTGCCGAAACCGCCCCGGACACAATTGTGGAACCGCCTCTCACAACGCCAGAGGCCCCGCGCCGCTGGTGGCTCGACTAACCCGGTCCCTTGAGACCCCGCCTCACGGAAGGACTCGCACCCATGCCTGTCTCAAACGCCTCTGCCCCGACTGCACCTGCCCGGCCACCGATCCCCACAGCGATAGCTGATGTGCTCGCGGATTATGACGATGCCAAGGCCCTCGTGCTGCAGCATCAGAAAGCCTCGATCAGCTGGCTGCAGCGCCAGATGTGCGTGGGTTACAACGTGGCCGCGCGCCACATCGAGCTCATGGAACTGGAAGGCGTGGTTTCCGCACCGGATCACGTCGGGGTGCGCACCGTGCTGCAGCAGGCCGATGGCAAGCTGCAGAAGCTGGCCGAAGATCTTTACGCCAAGGGCGCGCGGATCCGCACCGATGCCAACGGCGATGCGCAGATGACCATCCCGGTCGATCTCCCCGAGGCACACCGCGCCGCTGATGAACGCTATCGGCTGCTGGTGGAACGCATCCAACGGCTTGAGGAAGAAAAGAAGGGCATCGGCGATGACATCAAGGATGTCTACAACGAGCTCAAAGCCACTGGCTACGACGCCAAGGTAACGCGCCAGATCATCCGCCTGCTTAAGATGCGGCCCGACGATCGCCGCGACATGGAAGCCGCCCTCGAAACCTACAAGAACGCACTGGGGATCGACTGATGCGCGCCGCACTCTCCCGCGAGCGCGCTCAACGCGCCAACGATGCCTTCCTCACCGCCATCATCACTGCCCGCACCGGAACGCCTGCGCCGGGGATGGACCTGACCACCCCCGGCCTCACCGCCCGCGTCGGGAAACTGGCTCAAGATCAGCGCCCCCGCGCCTACACCGGCCCGTGGCCCATACCCTCCCACCGCACCCTGGCCGAAGTCGATGCCCAGAACGGCGGTGCGGCATGATCCTGATCCCCGATCTTGAAACCATCGTAATCCTTGTGCCCCGCACTGGCACCCGCGCACTCAAGCGTGCCATTGCCGAACGCTGGCCAAATGCGATCCACATCTATCGCCACATGGAAGCAGATGGCGTGCCGCAGGGCTATGACCGCTGGCGCAAGGTAGGCGTGGTGCGCAATCCGGTCGATCGGCTGTGGAGCCTCTACAAGTACCTGCGGCGCTTCGGCATCGATCACTGCCAGGAGCATGAGCCAGCTTACACCGCAGCGATGCGCGCCAGCGTCGAACGTCCATTTGATGACTGGCTGCTCCACAACGAGCGCGTCTTCACCGCGCCATATGACAGCGCGGGCACGGGCCGCTTCTATCCGTTCTACACCTGCCGCCATCCCCTGCCCGAAAACCGCAAGAGCCAATTCGTATATCTCCGCCCCGATCTCGGCACCGAACTGTTCTCGTTTGAGGATATCGCCGCGCTGCACGGGCTGCTCGACGTGAAGCCGCCGTTCATCAACGGCACTAACCTCGCGCCAGTGCCGGAACTGACCGATCAGGCGCACGAATACCTGTCCAACTGGTTTGCGTGGGACTTCGAGGCGTACCTCTATCCCGAGGACGCAAAGCGCCAGCGCCTAGGCGAATTCTACCCACCAGCGCCGCCGTTCTACACCAATCCCGTAGGTATGATGGGAGGCGCGGCATGAAGCGCCTCATCCCCCGCGCCGATATCGCCAATTGGGGCGGACCCGACCTTCACGACGAAACCCACTGCGAAGGCTGGTCGATCGCGATCCAATGGCTCGGCCTCCTCCTCGAACTCAATTTCGCCCGCGTGGGCCATCGGAAGGGCAAGGCACGATGAACGAGCGCGTGCTCATCGGTTGCGAGCGCTCCGGCATCATGCGCCGCGCCTTCCTCGCGCTGGGCTTCGATGCCTGGTCCTGCGACCTTGAACCGTCCGATGATGGTAGCAACCGCCATATCCGCGACGATCTGCGCAATCACCTCGATGGTGGCTGGGATTTGCTCGCGGTGATGCACCCGCCGTGCACGATCCTCTGCAATTCCGGCGTCCGCTGGCTCTACATCGGCGGAAAGCGTGTGAACGGGCGCGATGAGGCCCGGTGGCTCGAGCTCGACCAGGCAGCGGATTTCTACCGCGCCTGCCGTGATGCGCCGATTGAGCGCAGGGCGATTGAGAACCCTGTCATGCACCGCGAAGCGATCCGCCTCACCGGGCGCGGCAAAACGCAATTCGTGCAGCCGTGGTGGTTCGGAGAGCCGTTCTTCAAGGCTACCGGCTTCGAACTGATCAACCTTCCCGAACTGGTCCCCACCAAGCGCCTCACGCCGCCCGCACCCGGCACCGACGAGCACAAGGCATGGAGCCGGGTTCATCGCACCTCGGGCTGGGGAAGGCTGGCAAAGGACCGAGCGCGCGTGCGGAGCCAAACCTTCCCCGGCCTTGCCGCCGCATGCGCGCAGCAGTGGGGGCAAGAACTTGTTCACGTGCGGGGAGCGCATGCTGCATGACGCCGCGCTGGAAGCCCGACTTCTGCGCCTGTGGCGCGAAGCACCCCACCATCAGCCACACCGGCTCGCGCGGGCCGTGGATGTGCAGCGCCTGCCACCGCCGCGCCCAAACCCAACAGACCATGATCGCAGCCCAAGGAGCCCTCCTGTGAGCGCCACCCCAGAATTTAAATCCCCCGGTCGCCTGCTCAAGCTGAAGGACGTGGTGGACCAAACCTCGCTCGGCGTGGCCACGATCTATCGCCGCATGAAGGAAGGCACCTTCCCCAAGAATCGCGCCCTCGGCGGTGGCCGAGTCGCATGGACCGAAGCCGACATCGAAGCCTGGAAGCAACGTGCCATCAACGGAGACCTAGCCACTCCAACCTGATGGCACGACCGATGTCATCAACACCGCGCCCGCAAAACAAAACTAAGCAAATACAGGATTTTAACAGATGCGCGCACCATCCTACTCAGGGAGCCATTTTCTTCCAGACAATTCAGCGGCATGGCTCACCCCTCCATCGGGGCGCCGGACGTGTGCCGGCTTTGCCTTTGCCTCAGTGGAAAGCGCCCAATCGGCCCTGCAGGATGGCATCGAGCACTGCGGGATGGAATGGTTCGACGAACCGCAGCCTGATCCGGAACGCTGCACTTTCCTCCACGATCGCCGCCCGTGATTCGAGACCCGTGAAAGTCAGCCATACCATGGTGCCCGCGCTCGGATTCTCCAGGCATTCGATCTGCGCGTGCGTGCTGGTCAATTCGTGGGCGTTAACCTTGGCCCTGAAGATGCCGCGGCGATAGGCCGCCGGGATCGGGCTTTCAGGAACGGCCGGAGACCACGGAGAGCGGCGTGCCGTGCCGTTGTTCTCAAGCCACATTGCGCATCTCCGATCCT